TGCAATTGGTATCCACAACGGCGCAAGTACCCATAACCACGACCACGCAATCACATTGCACAGCTTTAGGATTATGAACACAATCGCGAGTAATCCGCAGAATCCGATTCCGCCGCTTGAAGTGTTGCTGTTATCCATTTTCTTTCTCCTATTCCGCTAAATCATATGTTTCTTTAAAAATATCTGGTTTACATGGGTAAAACTCGCCGTGAACACCTTTAATGATGAAATCGTTTGGAGAAGCATGCATTGCGCCCTCTAAAGTCGCAACTATCAATTCACCGTTTCGAAATTCAGCGTCGCCACCAACAAACTTCTCAATTTCGTCAAAATTCCCCGTGAACTGAACTGCTTCAATTACAACTGGCTTCTTTTTGCACCTCATAAATTTTTCTCCCTTTCGTTAATTGTTCCGCATCGTGGACATTTTAGTTGATATCCGGCTCCGAGTTCTACCATCCCAAGAAACTTATTGCATGGGATATATCCTCCCGATTTCTTGTCGTAGTAAGTCCCGGCGCAATGGATTTCAACTAACTTTCCGGTCTGCTGACGGTTCATTGTTTCCATCGGAACCCTCCTGCTTAACTGGCGTTTGTGTGTCCAGATTTTCTTTGCTCTGTTCCTTCGCAACTTCTCCCCAATATTCCTTACCTCTCTGCGCCATACCTTTCGGGTCGCTCGTTATGCCGATAAGAGAAATCCCATCTTCCGGTGAAAGTTGGCGTGTTTTCATGAAGTACATAAATGCCTGAGACATGCTGAGAAGGTTGTTTGTCCTGTTACGGACGAACTTAATCTCGATCTGCATCGGCTTTAAATCCATGACCTCATTGACCTTAAGAATCCTACATATCATGCGAAGCGTGGTTCTTTCTGCCTTTTTAAAGTTGCGCTCCTTTACGCGGGCAACGACTTCAAGGCTCTGGAAACCATCACGCAAGTAAACGGCATCCCCGGTATCACCAGTACCACCGCTTTTCTGCTTACGGTCAGGGATTCCGGTAATAGCGTAAACGTAATCAATCAGTGTTTGCGCAAGGGTTTCAGCTTCGTTTTGGTCGACAGACGAATTGACATACTTTACATCGGCTTTTGCGCCGTCTGCATTCGGAAGCTCAATAGCAAGATTTTCTTTGAGCGCATCCAGATCAGAAACGCCCGGACCGCCCGCTTGTTTGTCTTCCTCTGCTGTTTTCAAATGGCATCCGATAAACACGAGTATGGAATTCACAAGCTGCTCTACTGAATTCACCCGGTCGGAATGAAGCTTGTTGATAGCGTCCAGAATGGTAAGAACCATTTCAAAATCGCCCATGCGCCATTCATTGTTAAGATATTCGACAATCGGAACGTTACCTAAGAAGTGCGCTTTCTTTGAAACAAGGTCTTTGGGCTGAATGTGGGTTGTGTAGCCGCCTTTAACCGTGTATATGTACTGAAATTCCTTGTCGTACACCGTGAAGGTTGTACCGACAATAGAACCATCATCGTTCAGAAGTTCCGCATAGGTGAATCCCAACACTGCGGGGTGGTCTACCTTTGTGGAATAAATGACTTCCGTATATCGTGGGTCAAGTGTCGGAATTCCGAACGGGGCTTCGTCATCTTCCCCGTCTTTCCCGGCATTGACTAATCTGTGACCGTGTCCGCTGATTGAGCACCAATACCCAACGCTCATATCTTCACAAGCCTTGTTCTCGCTATCCATCATGTCGTTTAGCGTGGATACATTTTCGGAATCCTTTTGCTTTTTTGCCGTACACTGAATCGGCTCACCGAGAAAATAGCCGTTAGAATTTCTTACAATTTGCCACGCGTTATCCATCACGAGGCGATTGTTTATGTCTGGACGGATTAGCTTTACCCTGTCACGAATAGGTTGATCGCCAAGAAAGTATTTGAATAAATATTCAGTCTCACGCCGGTTTTCAATGTGGCGGTTCATTGCACCGTTGATAATTGACGGGATTGTGTTTTCGTTGATCTGCTTCTGTTCCCGCGACGTATATATCACTTTACGGCCTAAAAATTTGTGTTCGCTGCTTAATGGTAAATCTATCATTCGCTCACCGCCTTTGGTTTTCGGGTAATTATTCATTTCTTTGTATAATTTTACACGGGTTTACAGAAATAGCAATAGGGGTTTTCACAACAAAATGTGAAAGAGAAGAGTCAGCAGAGTTAAAAAGGAAGCTTTCTGCGGTCAAGACGCCTTGCCCTGCTTGCTTTGTGTTGCGAGTGCCCGCTGACATTCATATGAGCAAGTTTTTCTCCGATTAGTCGCAATAAAAGGATTCCCGCAATAAGCGCATGTTTTTTGCTTATTGAACCGTGCTCGTTGTGCTTTTTGCATGCAAGAATTGGAGCAATATTTACTCCTGCTTGTTTTCGCAACATATTCTTTTCCGCATACTTCACAAATGCGATTTTCCCTAAAGTTCCAAGCCTTTTCCAAGGTTTTCGCATGCTCTTTATGCCAAGCAATTCCTTCTGGAGAATGATGCCATTCAGCTGCAAGTGGATTAATCTGTTTAAGATTTTCAAGCATTTTCTTTTTATATTCTGGGTTTTGAAGGTTTTCTTTGAGTGATATGAAAGATGCTGGCTTATAGGCTCACAGGCTAAATTGCTTATATCGTTGTTGAACGTGTCCCCGTCGATATGATGTATACAATAGCCTTTAGGAACTTTCCTGCCGTTGTAAAATTCCCAAATTGCAACGTGAAGCCCTTTTGCGTGCCTGCGCCCTTCGTTGCTTGTAGATTGGCTGAGATAATATTTTCCGGATCCCATAATCCTATAAGTGGTTCCGTTAAACACAATCTCGTTTTGAATTTCCGTGTTTTCCTCCTGTAGTTAAAACGGTAATTTTCGCCTATCCAATATCTGAACGGACAGTGCAGAAAGCGACTTTACCAATTGTGCTAAAAAAGAAATTCCGTCGGGGGCATCATCATGTTTTGCCTTTCCGGTAACGGTGAACCCGAACATATTCCTCATGAACTCTTTGTACTCTTTGTCCTGATGGGATTTGTCAAGGAAAACAAAATGCTTCTTTACGTAATCAGATTCAGTGACGATACGCGCTATTTTGTTTGTAGACGTGAAAAAAGTTCTGATTGAAGCGTGTCCGCCTAATGATTGAATCTGTTTGTCAACGTCTGCCGCATAGTAGTCACCGCCGTTATTCAGCTCAACATCAAGTCGCGATACCTTGTTAGTTACGCACATTTTGGCCACAAGCGGCTTTGTTATATCAGGGAGTCCATTGTTAAACACAAGTGCCGGTATGTATGTCATATCACCGTAAACATAACCGCAGGGCGCGGAAACATAGTCCTTGCCCTGATTCTTGCTGTCGCACACCGCTACAATCGCATCCGGTCTACCTTCCGGTAACTCGCCGTTGAAATACATCAAATCGTCCTCTTGATAAAGGACACCTTCACGCTCAATCGGTTCCTGCTGGTAAATGGCTCTCCATGAGATATCATCCATGTTCTCCTTGATCATGTTGAAATGCTCCGTGGAGAACCCGACGCCGTATTTGTAATCAAAATTAGAGTTGCCGTTAATATCTAATGCTGGAATCTTAACGAATTTAGCGCGCGGGTTGCCATCGTACTGTGATTCCAGACGGCCAAGAGGGTCCCAAATACTCCACCGTGTACCGATGACGAGCATTTTGCAGCCCTCTTTCATACGGGACATAAGGTCATTTACGAACTTTGTCCAGAGGGTATCCATGCGGTCACGATTCAAAGCCTCTTCGGACCCTGAGCACATGTCGTCTGCGTATAAAAGACCTTCGCAACGGGTAGCGCCGGTCAACCCGCCATCGATAGAACGGCATGTGAGAGTTTTAAATCTGTGCTGTCGCGCAAGATCAATTGTTTCGTCTTTCGCGTTGGTTACAGAAAGCGGAGAATTGGGGAATATCTCTGCATATTTGTATTCAGGGTCAGTGATGAATGACAAAACGCCGTCGTAGAAGCTGCGGCAGAGCTTATCAGCGTATGCTGAAGCTAGATTCGGCATATCCGGCGCTTTACCCATCAACCATGTTTTGAAGAATATACCAAGGGTCGTTTTCCCCGTTCCGGGCGGAAGTGAGAGTCCATAAATATCGATTTTTCCGTCTGCCAAGTCCTGCAAGTCCTGTACAATGGGCCGCAGCACTTTCATTCTTGGAACGTAGAACTGCTTTTCCGGTTCCCTGTCTTTCTCCATATAGAGCAAATAGGAATGGAAGTCATATGGGGCCGCAAAAAGGAATGACTGCCAGTATTTTTTTAGTCCGTTTTTGACCTCTGCGGGAGGTAAGTCAGTCCTTTTCAGATGTGCATTTAGAGCCTTGCGCGCTTCATAGTTGGCCCATAACGCATGAGGCATATCTTCATCTTTGACATATATCACGCGCAGAGCAAGGCACTTAGTAGCCTTAATTTCCGGTTTCATGTGGGGATATTTTTTTAGATCGGAAAGTATTTGATCTCTCGCTTGAATGAATTCTTCCGACAGCATAAAAAAAGAGCACCATCCTTTGTTAGAATGGCACTCTCAAGGCGCTCTGTATCTAAATTTTAGTTTTAAAACATATGACTTTTAACTATGTCAATTTCAATCTCTCTGATATGGGTAATCACTTCAACATCCTTGTCGCCGATAGAAAATCTTGCGTGATAACCTTCGGGAGAATCGGAATCATACTGTGTCTGCCAAAGTTTATACCCATGCTCGATCAAGGCGGTTTTCAAAATCAGCCACTTATCCATGTCCTCGATATACTTAATTCTTGATGACATTTTTGTCCTCCGTTGCGCCGCTAAAGGCGTTTGCAATTAGAAATTCAATCCACATTCGCGTCGGAATAGGCGGGGCGTGATGCACGGCATAATCGATTTCTCTAATTATATCGTCTGGTGTTTTATTCTTAACATCGTCCCAATTTGATTTCAAGCCTGTCCCTCCACTTCAACAAACCAATGCCGAACATCGTCGCCATACTGCGTTGTGCTAACATATTGCAGGCCATCTTTCAATTGAACGTCACAGTCTGCCCCGCCGGTTCCACAACAAATCACTGTAACTGCTTTTTCTTCCGCAGACGTGTCTATCAGGCACCACATTTCCGGAGTGCCGCGCTGAATCTGAATAGAAAGAACTTGTACAAGCGGGATTTTATGTGTGCGGTTATCTTGCGTGAGAGAATATTTGAATATCTTCTTCACTGTTTATCACCTTTTTCAACCGGCTCGTAAAAGCAGCACTCAGCCGCATATTCGCATGGAAGCGAACAATCTTTACGATGCACCGCAACTTTATCTACTTCTCCTAATGGTTCCGCAATTATGTCCAACACGGAGCAATGCAGCCCTTTTGCTATTCTCTGAATAATTGGAATAGACGGCGTACCGGTTTTGTCGTTCTCTAATGCGCTTAATCGCTGCCGTGAAATATTCGCCACGAAAGCGACTTCCGCAAGAGTCATGCCCTTATCTTCACGAATTTGTTTCATTTTCTGCCCAATAGTCATTTTATCACCTAACTGTATTATGCCAAATTTGAAATGAGATTGCAATTATTTTTGCTGGAAAACGCGGCGGTTCCAAGCGTAAACGGCTTCTTCCCATGTCTTATGCTTTGCAGTTTTTGCTCCGCATGAATTGCAACAAGCAGCATGACCAATAAATCCTCCCGAATCAACGATTGTTCCCCATCCGCAAAACGGGCACGGTTTTGGTTGTTCCATACAATTCACTCCTTTTATTTTCTATATTTTACCACAAACACGCCGTTATGTCAATGATATTTATAACAGCAAATTGTATATTAATGCATATATCGGTAATTTTATGCATTCTGTATACAAGGAGCGATTTGCGGAGAGCCGAAGGTTAGGCTTTATGTGAAATGATCGTTGGGCTTTGATTAATCTTTAAAAATCCAGTAATAATGCGATTTTTTTGATTCGCCCGTTTGTTTTTTGAGGGTGGTGAGGGAGTTTACACAGCCCAAACCGTCTCGAAATAAAGGGGTACACCCCCACCTGGCATTAAAAATAATTGCATAAAAATACGTAAAATCTATTGACAATTGGAAATGATAAGAATAATATAGAGACATAGAAAACAAACAAACATCTGTTGATGATTAACACATCAGAAAGGCGCTCTATGATCGTGAACAAAGCGCCGCCCGGAAGGGTGGTGAATCTATGGTAAGTATCATCGTGGCAATCTTCCTGCTGATCTGTACGCGCATATTGAAGTTCATCACAAGGCCGCTATGTAGGCACAGACGCAGGCGCTAAGTATCCGTTTAGGGTGCTCCCTAATAGGACACACAGCAAAGCAACAGAATCCATTTGAATAGCATTGATTATCGATTAAACAAACAACCATTTGACAGGCTCTAAGAGCAACACAAACGAAAGGAAGTATTGACATGGGCTTTCCTGAAATCATTGAACAAGCGGCAGCGTTAGGTGGGGCGTTGGAAGTTGGATGTCCTCACAATGATTGCCTGGTGTATCGCAACACATGCAGGATGTATGTAGAGCTTAGACGCGATTACAAAGCTGGTGAGGACATATTCAGCGAAACAACAAAGAGGGCATTGCGCAAAGAGGCACGTATTTTGGGCGGTCAGATTGAAGAAATGTATTTCAAAGATACCGCCATTCAGGAATATAAGAAAGCCGCCCGGTGATAGCACACCGAACGGCCACACGCAATCCAAGAAGTAAGCAAACGACCCGGCTGCATGGTAATTGTACCACAGCTGGAAACGGATTGAAAGGGAGATTATCATGACCGATGAAGAAAGACGCGCATTAGCCAAGAGCCTTGAAAAAGAGATTGCCGGTACCTATGGGCTGAAAGATTACTACGCGTGGAAGAAATGGTTACTGGCAGACAAGGAGCGCCACGGGAATAACGACTATGATGACAACTGGCTATTCTGTGAGATCGAATACAAAGAGCCTGAAATTCTGGCGCGTGTTCAAGTTGGTGGCGAGGTTTGGTATGTGACAAAGCAGTTCCGCAAACACAAGGTTAGCGGAAAAGAGTTTTTAGCCTATGAGGTTTACAGTGACCTGAAATTCCTGTGCTGTGAAGCATTGTGTGGATTCGATTATTAGCCGCCCAGCGGGTCACGTTTGGCCCGCTTCCACAAATCTTTTTAAGGAGGAATCAGAATGACACTCGAAGAAAAGCGCATTGAACGCCTGTATAAGCTGCTCCACCAGATTGAGAACAAAGACCCGGATATGGCGGCGGTGCTGAGATGGGCGATATTTGAACTTGAAAGGGTGTTCCGCAATGGCTAATGTCGCGTATGTCCGTGTCAGCACGGTTGAGCAGCATGAAGATAGGCAGCTTTCCGCGCTTGAACCATATCACATTGACAAATGGTTTCGGGAGAAGATCAGCGGAAAGAACACAGACCGGCCAGAATTTCAGCGCATGATGGAATATGTCAGGGAGGGCGACACAATCTATGTGGAGGACTTCTCGCGGCTCTCACGCTCTCTATTTGACCTTCTGAACGTCGTGGACGCGCTAAAATCAAAAGGCGTTGGTATGGTGTCTCTGAAAGAAAATATCGACACGAACACGGCAACAGGAAGAATGATGCTGGGTATGGTTGCCGTTCTCAACCAGTTTGAGCTTGACAACCTCCACGAGCGCCAAGCAGAGGGAATCGCAAAGGCCAAGGAAAAGGGCGTGTACAAGGGCAGAAAGCAAATCGAGAAGCCCCCGCAATGGTCGGAAGTGTTTGGACACTGGAAGTCCAGAGAGATCACAGCAAACGAAGCTATGAAGGAATTGGGGTTGAAGCGAAACACCTTTTACAACTTCATAAAGCAGGAACAGGCCGGAGCATAACGCCCGGTCTTTTCTTTTCCACATAGCAAGAGGCGGCTCCCTCTGTAACTCAGAAGAAAACCGCCCCGATATCGTGGAAAGCTATACATGCGCGCTCTATTTTATGCGAATATGCGCCGATCTATGCATAATCTCACATTATGCGCAAGCCCTATATGCGTGTAGTTTACTCTGGAAGGCTCTGAGCGGCACGCAATACATCGGCGTCTTGCATGTCGTCTATATCGTTATGCGCTTCTATGGCTATCTCCTGCTTGTTGCTGTACTGCGTGGTTTCCCCAAATCGATTGACGGCGGTAAAGATTGCGAACGCAGGATTTTTCATCTCGAAGCCTTTATTGGTAACGGCAAGTTCTATCAGTGACCTGACAGGTGTCAAGACATCTTCAAAACTGATGCTCTTATACTCTACTATATATATACCTTTCTCTATACTCTCTTTTATAGATAGGCTATTACCTTCTCTATCTACCTCATATGTAGACTCTATATACTTATTAAATATAGACTTATCTGTATTAGAATAAATATATTCTCCTGTAATAGGATTACTTACTACCATAACAGTAAACTCAGTAGAGTCTTTAAGGTACTTTAATAGAGTACCTTTGCTTATATTAAGAAAGATAGCTAATCCAACGAAAGAAGGGGATATATTCTTTTCCTCGCAGAATTCTTCAAATCCTTGTAAGGAATATGCGAGCTCTAAGGGGTTATTAAATATCTTGCGGCCCATGCCTTTTGCGATCTGCATAACCTGGGTGTCCGTGCCGACGATTCCCGGCGTTAATTCTGTTCTGGCCGGAGCCTCCTTCATGTATGCGCTTGTGTCCATCGTGCCTATGCGCCGAACAATTTTCGGAGTCGCTTCTTTGTGCGGAAGCTTTGTTATATTATCTCTCTTATCTTTATCACTCATATCTTACACCTCTTTCACTTTGATCTTCCCACATTTCTGGCAGTCGTAAACCAGAAATGATTGCAGCCCGCATTCTCTTAAATAGACCTTATATTTGTGCTTACAGAAGAACTTTTTCAAAGCATCTTTTATATACCAGATGGCATCCCACATATCTATCACTTACTCTCTTTTTATATTATATAAGGCTTCTATCATGAAGTTATAACACCGCATATTTGGATTGTACTCTGGATTTTCAAAGATTCCAGAATCATTCCCAAACGCCCAATGACTAATAGCCGCTGCGACTCCGGCGCTTCTTGAAATTCCAGCATCACAATGTACGATCAATGTATCTATGCCCTGATTTCTTTTCACGAAGTCGGCAATTTGTTCAGCCTGCTTATGAGAAATCCCACGATCATCCAGAATATCGTCAAACTGCCACTTGCCAATAGCTTTTATGCGCTCGTTTTCAAAAAATCGACACGGCCAATCTCCATCAGACCAGATAGAAATAATTGCAGACTCGGGAATGCTCTTATGCGCAGAGTATTGCCTAGCTTCATTCTTACTCATTATCCTTATTTCTTTCATATGCCGCCCTCTATCCCCTCCACGTCCTTCAGCGCAGCGATCACTATGCAATGCCCGCAGCTTAAATCCTGTAGCTCTGCCTGATGTATGAAGTCCTTCTTCCCTCTGCGCAGTATGTAGCCGGTAAATAAATAATCTCCGTCTTTGCCTTTCAGCTTAACATGCTGATTAAGATTGCTCTTTACGTCTTTTATTTCCATATGCGCTCACTTTCCAGAACAAATTCTGGCGCACATATAGGAACGTTTGTCATAAACAGTAATCATATCAAACGTTTTGGTGTCCATTATGTCGTATCCCATTGAATGGCAAGTTGGCTCAACCTCAAATTTTGTCCGACGCTTAAACATTCCGTGTGTGCTATGCGCGGAAAGCCACATTACAAGCACATCGTAATAATAATCATTCAATTTCGATTTGAATACTCTTAAGAGTTCATCAGCGTACATTACTATTCTCCTTTAATTTTTCAATCCATTTATCAAAGTCAAACGGAACAAACTTTGAATTGTTCCAACATCCCTTTATGCAACAGACATCTTCCCCTCTCTCGGAATCCCATCCCTCAAATTTGCACTCGCAGCACTTATCATTCTGAATTGGTTCTGCTATGCGTGAATGGTACATTATGCGCACTCCTTATCTGTAACCTTCGGACATAGCTTGCGGAATCATCCGGTCAAGCGTGTCAGGCGTGGCAAGCGCCCTGATATCCCCATCGGTTGACGTTCGGTTAATGAAGCAATCAGCCGCAGATTCAATGTCGGAAATTTCGTTGCTATCGTTTATGCGCAGATAGTCCCGGATAATTTGTTTTGTGCGGCGGCGCTGAACAGGTGTAAGCGGCGGATGCTGACAGCCGTAGGCTTCCTCGTACAAAGACGGGTAATAGGAATCAACAAATTCGTCAACTTCATCTATTCCTTGAGAAGCCCCCGAACGCGGATTCTGCGCTTCGGGGTTGTACTCTTCATGTTTTGGTAATTCATTACTTAGTTCTTTATTACTTAGTAGTGTGCCATTTTGCATTTTCCTGTTTTGCGTTATCCCAAAACGGCATAACGGGAATTCTCTCACAACGTACTCATATCCGGCAAATTTATTTCCGTCTTTTAACTGCTTACGCTCTATGTAGCCCAGCTTAATTAATTCTTTTATGGCGCTTCTTACGGACTTAATGCCATCATGTGAGGTTTTAGCTAATTCCATTTCGCTAAACTTCCAGTCATTCGGCCTACTAAGCATAAGCGCCAACAGTCCCTTTGCCTTTAAAGAAAGGGCTTGGCTCTCTAAAAATCCCTTGTCCAGAACAACATACTTCTCACGCTTTTCAATTCTAAAAATCATTTCTTTACCCTCCGTACTTTCTTAACAGCATTTACAAAAAGGCCAACCGCCGTACGGAGAGCAGTTGACCTCAGAAGCAAGCGAGTTGAAAACATTTCAACAATGTGGTAAAATGAATTCAGTTCGGAAGCAGGCTCAATGCTTTCGGCGCGGCGTTCATGAGTGTTCGGCTCATGGGCGCTTTTTATTTTGCGTTTTATTCAGCTTGTAAAAAGAGCGCCAAACACTCCCGAAGCGGGAACATCTGACGCTCTTGGCGTTCTGCTGAATAGCATCACCCAGCTATTCAAGGGGAGCCGTTCAAGACGCGCTCAACCGGCATTACTGCCAACTATGGCCCTCTTGGGACACAAATGCGAATGAGCATTGAAGTGCAGAGGGAATATTGGCGCGCCACCGAGGATTTGAACCTCGCCACATTCAACAACTATTTCCGAACCCGTGCACAGGTATAGCCGTGAATAACGTTCCCCGAGTTACGTCAAAGTGTAGCGCGTGTTGCCCGTCTTTCCGGGCTGCCAGAAATTGTCGAACGCCTGCGTCTGGACTTTCGCCCCCGACCGCTGCCAGCTTTGGAATTGGTACGCGCTTGTGGAATCGAACCACATACTGCCCGGATATAAGCCGTGCCCTCTGCCAATGAGTTAAGCGCGTAAGTAGGGCGGCGGTTTCTCCAACTCCACAATGAGCGGTTCATCACCGCCGCCGTTGTATAACCCGCAAGCGATCAACCCTGCGGTGCCGGTCTTTGCCGACTGTCAGCCCCATGAGTTGTGCGCATCTTCATGAAGCTATGTATCCGGTTTTCGTCCTATACAGGCTCGGGATTGTACACCGGAAACCAAATTTCTTTGCAGGCGGGGCGGCGTATCCCACATCTCAAGTACCGCATATGTGCGGTGTGATAGGAACCATTTCTATCTTCTGCAAAAAAGTTATCGGGCAAAGGACTTCCACCTTTGCGTGAATGGCATACTCGAATCAGTCAATTTACCGCTCGACCAGCAGGATTATCCATTCTTACGACGATAAGCGTCTATATTCCGCCACCGATAACTCTATTTATATTTTACCACATCAAATTATGCGTTCAACACTTCGTTTCACTATATATTGTGAAACTGCTATGCTTTAAGATTTACCCGGCTTCCATGTACAATCACGCTTTCTTATCCATTGTTTAAGTATCGTTTACAAGTCTTGTGCGTTCCGTGGTAAAGATTTTATGCGCGTCGAGTGTAATTTCATGTCTTAGACACAAAACGGCTCAAATGTTCTGAAACTAAATTGTTTTGGATAAAGGGAAAATAGCATCTAAAATATTCCACACAGCAATTATTACAGTAACCTCAATTGCCGTAAGTAGGCTCTGCGGGCAAATTAAGTATACTGGGATTTCTACAATTGACACCATTGCTAAAAACAATACTATTTTCTTTACAAACTGTATAAACTTTTGGCTGAAATGAAACTTTTTCTTTAGATTATTCATCAAGCATTTCCTTTCTCAGATCGTCCTTGATGTAATAATTTCGACCGTACCGCTTGCAGGCTGCTTCTGCTGCTTCGCCAAAAGCTTTCCATTTAATCCCTGACGGATGATAATTTAGCTTGCCGATTTTAAATTTGTCAATGTAATCGCCTTTTTCAATCAGCAAAAGAATGTCTTGCGCATCGAGCACAGGCTCACAAGATACCCATGTACCGATTCCAAGCGCACGTGCAAACACGAGGGCAGTCAAGCGCTCGTATGGGGTTCCTGCTCCAGGCTCATTCGGAGAAACACCGTCTGCGAGATTTGGATACCCTGCATAAGTAACGCCGAACCAATCGTTTTCGTCTAAAAGGTCAAAGTCTCGTTTGGCACCCATGCCGTTCTTCGTAAGAATCTGAACGTGATTGCCTGCCGCCTTTATGGCCTTGATAATTTCTCGCGTTACCGATGAATCATAGCCGAGTGGATACGGGTCACAGGTAAAGCAAAGATGAATCAGTTTGCCTGTGATATGCTCTTTATAGAGCTGACGCTTTACGGCTTCTACAATTCCCGCGCGCGGCTCAACACAACTGTGAAATACTTCTTTTGACTTATGCAAAACAGCCGGAGCAAAGCAGTAGTAGCACCTATGCGGGCAACCTGTGTAGATATTGATTGCAAGGTCGCCATACTCTTTTGCCCTTGCCTTTGGCTCATAAATCGGCTTCATCATTTACCCCTCCGCTTTTCCTCGTCCAACTCCATAACAAGCATGATGGAGTAATTCGCCAAATCTAAGGCAGTATCGCGGATACTTTCATCTTTTACATTGTTCTGTGCGCCGGTACACAGGGATGTCAGCCTGCTCATTTTGTCAGACATGCGGGTGATCGCTGAAATAACGCCCAGCTTGCGGTAAGTCTCTCCGAACGAGTCCCCGTAAGCTTCGTTCTTTGCGCGATAGATTTCATTAAGCTTGTCGCAAATCTCCATGTGCCGATCTGCCTTACTCTGTTTCGGGCCGTGAGCAGGCAACGGGAGCGGCGGACAAATCTTTTCAAATCTTCCGCCCTCAGAAGATTCTATAGGACAGTTTCTAATTTTCATTTTGTCCTTCTTTCAAAACTCTCGGTATGTAGACACGGTTTTCAAGGGACTTTTCGGATTTGCGGACTTCCCCTAATAGTCGTTCCAACGTCTTAATTGCTGTGGTGTTGGATTCGCAGTATGACTTTATCGGCTCCAGAACCGTAACTGTGTCTTTGGATTCCCGGCGCTCGGAGCGGACTCTTTTCAAGTCCGCCGCCAAGTGCGCTTCCTGATGATAAGTAAGGGGTTGTAGTTCTAACTTATGAAGCAAATCCTGAGACTCTTGATCTTTTTCATGGACATTTTGGTATTCAATCGCGTATTGCTCGGTGCTGTCCTTCAAGAAATCAAGGAAGGATGATATTGTTTCGCTTGCTGTCAACTGCGATCACCGCCAGATAGATATTGCCAACTCTGCGGAGGTCGGTCTAATCCAAACTCTTGCAATACGCTCGGAACTTTATATACTTTCACGTCTGATATTTCCCAACCGTAGTATTCTTTTCCTGCGGCATATCTTCGGATTTCGGAATCGTGCAAGCAACTTTCCCCGCCGTCTTTGCTAAGATAATTGCACCAAAACCTTCTAACCATGAATTCGCCTACAATTGCCCCTCTGCCTTGAAATTTCGTTTCATAAACGAAAACTTTGAACGGCATTCCGGCGTGGGGAACTGTTTTGCGGATTTCTACGGTCTTTTCACCGCTTGCGATCTTAGCCCACCACTTCGGTTTGAGGCTCAGAAGAATTTCAACCATATGCGCTACCCTCCTTCTTTGCATTTAAGGTTAGCGACAAGCCCGTGACGTCTGTTTTAATATCCTCGAGTATAGTTTTAATAGAATCAATGTTCAAAGGCTTCACGGAACCGCTAACGCTTTCTTTTAAAATCTGATCGGAATACAATTCCAATGCGTTTACAAGTGACGGGCAGTAACCGACAACCACGTCGCATCGTTTACCGGCTTGTTTATTCGGTCTACCTTTAGAATCGAGCGGCGGGGTGATCTTGATCTCTTTCAACATCCAGTTATACGGGTCAACATCTATGTAATATCGGTCGTCGAGGGTTATTGTGCCGGGTAGGTTATTCATGCTCAAAGTCCTCCGCAATCTCGCTATACACCGATTTTACATCTTCCGGGCCAAAGGCTCCATCTTTCGCCCTTATCGATAAATTGCAAAAAAACACTTGCGTTTCTCCGTTTTTTAATGTCAAGAGGTTCTTGAATTTTACTGTTTTAGGCGGCTTTTTGAAACCGAAAACACCGTTCATAATCATTTCTACGGCAAACAGAGCGAAAAACATTCCAACCGTAAACGTCGGAAAATCATACCCACAGAACGCAGCCGCTGCACAAATTACGAAGTATGCCGCCGTTACGAAACTTGCTATTCTGCAAAAAATTCTCATGTGTTTATTGTCCTTTCATTTATTTATATTTAATTTGACGAAAAATTTGATTTCCTGTCGTTTTAGTGCTATATTGGAATTAGTGCTTTATGGGAAGGAGGCGATAATATGTCCAAAACATCTCCTTGGCATTCCATCAAGCAGTCCGTACATCATGACAACACTAATTGCAACACAGGAAACAACATAGAAAAAGAAAATCTAAGATCGGGAACTGGTGGAAAGCCTAAATGTTCAGAATGTGACAGACTTGATAAGGCTGGGAAATAACACATTTTGCACGGTACGGGAGCTTCAACTTTTTAGTTGGAGCTCCAATGCTTTCTCGGCGGCTTCGCGTGGAAATACAGTTTTTCCATAATCAGATGCTAAAAAGTCAACATGCCGGTATGAATCGTATTGCAACCTAAACACCAGTTCAATGTCTGTGACTTCTCCCTGAATTGACAATTCATGCCCATTGTAGGGCCGTAAGACTTTGGCGGTTACTTTATCCCCTACCTTGCACGGCAGCACCTTAATTAATCCCTCGTCGTGCGCCTGAAGCACCTCGGGAATTAATTTAAGTGCGGCTGCGGGGTTCTCGACGTATGTATCGCATAGGCGCTGGATAATGTCAGGCATCATCGGTCACTCCTTTCATAAAAACGAGCCAGTGTGTATTCATCTTTTTCCCGCTGATGTGGCCGAATAGCGGATCCTTCCCGATTACATCAATAACTTGTCTCGTTGGGATCTGCACTTCCGACCATTTGAAAATCAGTGTTCCATATGGCTTAAGTACTCGCATGCACTCTTGAAATCCATCGTGAATCATTTTCTCCCATCCGTCTTGCAAGGATCCGTATGCTTTTTTAGTCCAAGATCCTTCGCCAACAGTTTTTAAGTGCGGAGGATCCATTACAACAAGATAAAAAGTATCATCAGCAAATGGGAGATCCGTGAAATCTGCAATCAAGTCAGGGTGAACTGATATATGCCGCTCTGCATTATTAGGCCCCCATCGTGCCGTGAAATCTTCCTCCCGCTTGTCTATGTATAGGCATTCTGGATTGTGCTTGTTAAACCACATCATGCGTCCTCCGCAGGTTACATCAAGAATCGGTTTATTTGTCATTCCTTCCTGTCTCTCCTCTCTCCATAACTGCAATAACTATCCGGCCGTACTATGCCACACATTTTCCCCTTGCAGTAACCAGTTCCTAAGTCTTTGATTCCAAGGTATTTACAGTCTTTGCATCGAACCGGGATAGCATCAACGGCGGGAGCATCGGCAAGCACATCTTTGAAGTATATATCCCTGTCGGAAACTCCAAGCTGATCTTCCAAGACATCTGCGTCAATTAACCTCATGGCTATCATCCTTTCCTCCCAGATAAATGCTCGGCTGCCCACAAGCATCTTCTTTTCCGCTTCCGTCGTATGCAAAGTATCTCATTCCCGGAAACAGCGGACGAACATTTGGAAGTGGTACATATCCGCTTATGTCATGTGCCCACCCGCCGCAGTCACAGCGAATCATGAATGGGGCCGGTTGATGTGGGCGACCATGTTTCCCGAAATCTTCAACGCCGATCTCAAGGTTCATAAAGTGTGATTTTCCGCATGATTCGCATCGGTATTTCATACCGCCATGAATCAAAATTTCCTTTTCTTCGTTTATGTGAGCTTTCATTTATTCCCCTCCTGTTCCTGCGCCTGCCGGATGAATGTGTGCTCGATTTCAAATGCCGCCGATTCACAACCGTCCATTTTCCCAAGTTGCTCAAGTCGCTCACACGCCATTTCCAGCGCCTTTTTCAGCGTGGCAATCTGCGTGCCCTGCTCTTTGGCAAATTCCATTGTTTGATGTTTAATGCCTTTTTCATGGTTAAGGTGATGCTGCAACTCAGCGTTTTCCGCCGCCAGCCGTTCCACTTCGGCAATCAGCGCAGGAACATCGGTGCGGGCGTGGGCGATAAAGGCAGCATCATTGTGATAATAAACCTCTGCAATAAAAGCCTTGTCTGCTCCAGGTTCCAATATTTCAAATGTGCACTTTTCTGCAACTGTTCCAGCTATCCAATTTTCGCCGTTTGCTGCCTGCTCTCGTTCCTTAATCTCTGCAAGATATTTAGCGTCCATTGTGGTGCCTCCTTGTCATTATGCGGGCAAACAGCCCACGCTTTTTACCTTCTTTTTGCCTGTAACACTCATTGCAGTAACTGTACTCACGATATGTCATATGTCGCATAGCCCAAAGTGGAATACTGTATTTCTTTTTGCAGTTTAGGCAAACCAAATACATTCGCATCACTTTTCCTCCTGTTCAGGCTTGCGGGCCTCATAGTGGTCTGCGTATTTCACGACTCGACAACACTTTCCGCAAATGTCGAGTTCATCCAAATGATGAAATTCGTGTTCGCACCCCTCGCACGTCAGCGAATTGTTTTGCGGGGCGGTGCGGCAGAGAGCGTTTATTGCGTATAACATTGCAGCAAGAAGGTCTATTGTCGCCTGACTGCGTTTACCCTCTGGCATAATGCGCACCATGTAGTCGTAAGATTCTTGAAGCTTTTCAGCGGCTTGTTTGGCACCCATCGGACACGCCTTTAATTCATCCATCGTTTTCACTCCTTTGATTGAGGTATCGTATACATTTTGGTACGATTCCAGTTTACTCATTCGGCTCTTGCTTTACGGCAAAAACCGATTTTTAAAATTTTGCTGTCCACTGTGTAGCCATAGCGTGAGCAATTCCTGGAAAGGTTTTACTCCTTAGCTTTGCTCTATCAGGTGATGGTGGAAGATAATGCAACCGTTCACGCTGATTTTTAGGCAATGTAAGCATATATTCTTTTACATTGTTTGTTTCTTTTAGCAATGGCAAGTTTTTTAGCCATAAACAAGTTGATTTTTGTTCTGGGTGTCCAAATTGAAAAGGATGAATAATTTGTGATGGCTTTTGATATTTTCTACTCATTATGCCTATTGGATTTTCAATAGCAATTTTATTGCAATCAGCATTTACGAATTTCATAAAAAATTCGATAGATGCTTGTTGCCTACCATCTGCACGTTTTTTAGCAAACCAGGCAGCACCGGAAACTGCCAAATTAGTACAAGGTGGAAATGCTATAATCATATCCCATTTTCCGTGTATGTAATGCTCTGTACCGTTTGCCGTGGCAAATTTGCAATCTCCGTTAATTAATGGCAAAACGTCCTGCTGTATATGCCATTCCGGGTGTCCTCCGCTACACGGGATAATATCGCAGGAATAGGCTTCGTGGCCTAATTTCCTAAGTTCGATTGTTACTGCCTGTGATTCTTCGCAGGCTACTAAAATTTTCATTGTCATAGTCCCTCCATCGTCACGGAGGCGGCGCGCCTTTAAAAGCTTACCTATGACTTAATATTTTTAGAACGCACAATCGCAAGGCATCAAGCTGCATTGCTCCGGTGATGTCTGCTCAACTCTCGCCCAAAACGATGCTGAATTTTCTTTGTCGTTAGGGCATATATTTTTTTCTTCTCTCATTTCTTTAAATTTCGGTTCCAATTCTTCAAGATAAACGCCTTTGATTATGCTAAACCCGATCTGTTTTTCTGCTTGTTTCGCTTCTTCCCAAATGTCCGGTCGTAAGCAGTAAACGCAGTACCAATGTTGCCGACCAGCTTTGAGACACCCGATACAATTTGCGTGTTTGTAGATTCGATATGTAGTCGGGCGGTTGATTCCAATATCCTCAACTTTTTCAATCGTTCGACTTCCTAAATCAGCAAGCGGAAATTCTGCCGTGTACCCCATTGCTCGGATAATATCAGTTCTGCGGCTTATGCGGTCTGGCTCGTTTGCGTCAAATCCGTACAGGACGTGTATGTCTGGACTTTTTGGTGTCTTCTCAAGGTAGTTGTAAAACGGCCTTGTTTTTAGTTCGTAAGTGCAAAACGTTTGCTGTGTCCCTGCACTAAAAGTAGCTTTCTTCTTGCACACTTCCAGCGGAGGCATATTTTCAAAATTTGGCATATTTGCGTATGTGATCGGAATGTCCAAATAATTTGCAATGTCCTCCTTGAAGCGCTTAATATCTTTGTGCTCAACGTGGCTGCTGATATTATGGTTAAGCAAGGTTACGTTTTCTTTTCCATACTTCCTTACTGCTTCGATTGCTGTCAGAGCAGAGGAATGTCCACCACTGAAACAAACTATTGCTTTATCCAATTGCATTCCCAACCTCCGTTATGGTGACTTCCGTGCAGCTCATTTCATACGTTCTCTGTCTCTCATGCATCCTGCGCCGGGGCAGTAACCATCATGCCGCCATGCACAATGTTTAACAGTACAAACGGTTTTCCCGTCCGGCAATTCGTAGATATTGGAATTTGTATACCGCTGATCTTCGCCCATTGTGTCGATTTCCTTCATTTCTCCGGGTTCTATTGCTGACTCTTGCTGTTCTGACTCGCCCTCCCCTATCAGCCAATCTACCGAAACGTTAAGCACCTTTGCGATTTTAATCAATGTGCTAATTCTTGGGACATTTTTTCCGCTCTCCCAATTCGCGTAATGCTGCGGCGCCTCTTCTAACCTTCTTGCGACTTCCGATGCTGAGATTCCCATTTTCGTGCGGGCTTCTAATAATCTTTCTGCAATTTTCATGTAAAATCCTTTACTCTATGTCAACGCCAAACGAATCGCGTAGGCCGCAAGCATAATTAGCGCCCAAAGCAGGATTGTTGCGGCTCCGACGATTCTCTTTTTCTTCTGAGGGGCAAGGGAAATTCTTCCGAACGCCGCAAGCCCCGTTACAAACCATAAAATTTCCATCATTTAGTCATCCTCAAATTCGGTAAAGTACCACATCAGTTCGCCGTAGAATTCATCAATTACGGCCTGAGCGGTTTCTCTGTGCGCAAAGTAAACACATGAAGGACTCAAGTTTACATAGCTGCTGATAACAACCTTTCCTGATTCATAACCGTAACAGACACAATATTTGATCTGTGACGAATCATGCCAATTGAGTTTCTTCCATGCGTCGCCCTCGCGCTCCTGCCGAAAAACCTTAATAGCTTGCCAGAGTTTCAGGGCGCGAATGTGGTCTTGTGCCTGTTTTTCGGAAGTAAAATAGTTGCCTTTTGAGAAAAGAGCATCGTCAATATCATCGAAATCCTCGGAATGATAGCCAGCCCTATCCTCGTCATCGTAAATATAAAAGTAATCCTTTCCCCTTGCTTTCCTTACAAATCTGCTCTCGCTAGGCTGAATCTTCTGCGCATCAGCTTCGGAAATCTGCGCGTCAATTTCTTTGCCGCCTATAAGAAGTTTGATGTTCATAAATCAATCCTTTTCAAAATCAACATTTAAAACGGTAAAGTTCCGTCATCTTCTTCAAATCCTGTATCTCCGTCTGCGATTCCAGACTCCGGCTTCATCCTCGGCACATCAACAACATTGAATCCGTAATAATACTTGTCGCCGCTCTTGCTCGGAGAATACTTCAAAAACAACTCGATTTCGTCCTTATCGGAATAACGATCTGCGATTTCCTGCCCCTTGTCACCGAAAGCTGTGCAATCGTAGAAAGTGCTATCGCGCCATTTGCCGTCTTTGTCTTTGCCGTTGCTCACTTGAACCTTGAATTTGGTGACTTTACCGCCGCCAAACTGCTTTATTTCACCGTGAATCTTGCCGCGAATATATGTAAAGTGTGTCCCGGTGTATCTGCTGATGATTTCTGTGCCATCCTCAAAAAACTTAACTGTTCTATCCATTAACATTTTCCTGCTTTCTTAAAATCTAAACACGTTGTTCCTACTGCCATAGCCGCCCGGTTATTATCTTTCGAGTTTCCCATAAAAGTCCGCCACTTTCCTTATTTCTTCGACCGTTGCATCACTTTTAATGGTATTGGCTCTAAAGCTGATCACAATAATATTTCCTTTTGTATACCCTAAACTTGGCATTATGCGGTCTATGGTGGGGCTGTTTGGGCTAACCACGCCGTCCGCTATTTTAATTGGGATTCCCAATACTGGGCATAATTCTGGGATATGAATATCTGATTCATCAATATCGAACGGGATTCCTTTCTTTTTTGCGCGTTTAGCAGCGCTTTTTAATAAATATTTTTCCGGGTTCTGAATATTGCGCGACCTTGACTGTTCAAGAACATGTTCTTTGTTATGTTCATAATAAATTTTTGCTCTCTTAATTGCTTTATCGCGCTCTCTCATATAGGTGCGGTGCTTACATTCTTTGCATGGCGACCTATACGAATTTCTGGATTTTACGAATACGAATTCATCCAATGGCTTTTCTTTTCCACATCTGCTACAAATTTTGGTTTTTCCCAGCATTATTGCGCCCGTCTTTCAATTCATTACACATCATGTCTAAGTAGGTAACCCCAACAGCGGCAGCACTCCATTGATCTTTAGAAAATCCGTACCACCAACCTGGCGCTCGTTTTGTCCCTACAATTCCGAAGCGATCAATAAGGGCCTGACGGATATTCCCGTCTTTTGCTTTCATAGAGCCACAAAGGTTATTCTTCTCGTCTTTGCGGTAGATGAACTGCTTGACCGGTATGTAGTCTGCCGCTTGTAAGAATCGGCCTATCCACACGCATGTCTCAAAAACTTCTTTTCCGACCGGCATACCGTAAGAAGCGATCATTTCAACCGCCATATCGGTAATATTCCAGCCCTTTAGACCGCCTTTGATGCGTTCGAGCAAATCCTGATTAGATACTTTTGCGTGGTCGAGTGGCTTGTAATCCTCTCCCATAATCACATAGGCAGATTCTGTGTTTCCGGGGTCGATTGCTAAAATTTTCATTTCTTCCTTTCGTGATCTACGTTTTATGGAGCGGCGGATATTTCACCGCCGCACACTAACTTCAAACTTACGCCAGAATGATAACCGGCTGACCGTCCAACTCTTCTTCCAGATAGGATTTAACGGAAAGAATAGCCTCGTGTTTCCATGCATCACCATCAGCGCCGAACAGAGCCGCCGTAACTCCCGCCCTTTCGTCCTTGCGGATTCTGAACACAAATGCACTCTGCGGCTGTTCGATTTCGGAGAATGTGCGGAAGGGGCACAGATATACCGGATTCGGAGCCTTGACGGTCTTTGCAAGGGAGATTCCGGTCTTAGCCGTAACCTTTTGTGTTACTCCGTCGTCCTCCTGAGAAACGCTTGTATCGTCCTTTACGGAACCGACAAATTCAAGCAACGACTTTGTGTTTTCATCCTGCACGAAAGCAGACTGCAAATTGATAATGAAGTTTTCAATCGGCATAAACTGTCCAAACTGGAATCTGCATTTTTCGATGGATGCAGAAATCAGATGGTCGCGTTTCTTGTCGGCGTTCAGTTCCTTGTAAAGCTCCACAGCATTGTAATCGGCAACGTGAATTACAAACCGATTTGCTGTCGGGCCAGATTCTGTATCACAAAAAATTGATGTGAGAGCCGCCTTGTCCGTATCTGATTTTATGTAGTCCACAATGGAAGTCAGCGTTTCGGTTTTAAGAGGGCTTGCCGTAATCTCACGCGGCAAAGCGGTCATTGTTTTGTCAACATATTTCCTGCCCTGATAGTCAATCTCGTTCGGAGCCGCCGACTCTTGAATCTTATTGATAAAGTCTCTTGTCATGTCCATAATTGATTATTCCTCCATTAATTAAGCGTTTTTGACGAGTTTCAAAACCGTGGGTTGTTCCTGCTCGTCACCATTTATTGTCTGCTGTCCCGGAACCTGTGGAACCATTTCAACCGCTGTGACTTCGCCGTTTGAATCACCTGTGATGTACAAGGATGTTGATACCGGGTTTGTCGGTTCCAATTTGGATTTTGCGGTTGCTTTCACCTGAATTGTCCTGCGCTCGTCGTCGGGTAACAGTTCCAGTGTAAGTGTGAGTGTCCGTTTCTTTGCGGCTTTAGTGTTGACATCAAGAATATTGTCGATCACCTTTGCCATTTCGTAATCAGTGCGCTCCTGAATGGCACCCCGCGCCATATTGAGGATAGATTGCCTGTCAAGCTGTTCTGCCATGTCTAATTCCTTTCATTTATAAGTCAACGCCTATGGACTGATTATTTCAGCCCTTTTAACACTTCTTTGAAGGATTCCAACTGATCTTGCTTTACCTCATTCAAGGTGCTAACCTCGAACGCCGCAATCCCCTTCGTTACAGCTTCACCGCCGAATTCCTTTAGAAGCGCTTCCTGCTGTTCTCCGGAAAGAGAGGGAAAATCTTCACCGTCTGGATTGTCGATGTACTCCACGGTTTCCTCTCCGGTTTCCGGGTCGATATTAATTGCCGCCTGATCGTATTTAACTGCATTCTGAATCTCCGTACTCATGATTCCGTATTTGCTGATAAGGGATTTCAGTACGGTCTTTTCAGCCATTTGGTCAAAGTCAGAAGCCCAAGGCGATTCACGGTTTCCGCTTTTTGCAGTACTTTTGCTTGCACCATACTTTTTGTAGGCGCGATAACCTTGCGAATACTTGTCGGCGTGCTTCTCAACCTCTGCAACTGTCCAAAAGATGGTTTTCTGGAATCCGTTCAAAAGCCGTAACCCCGCCATATAGCCGACGACCTTTTTGCCAAGCCGCTCGTCGTCAGAGAGCCATTCAATTTGCGGGTCACCGATGAAGTCACGACCTTTGTATTCGCCCTCTCTGACTTCTCTTGCGCCCAACGACTGATACTGACCAGTGCGCATAGCAAGCTGAACGTAAGCCTTGTATCCAAGCTGAAATGTCGCCACATCACCGTAGGGGATCGCCCAAGCAAATCCGAGAGCTGGGTCGATACTCAAATCCATTGCCGCCGCTTTGATAGCGCAACCCATAAGACTGTTGCGTGTGCATTTTTTCAACGCTTCCGAACTGCTTGCAAGGCTCGTAAGAGAAGTAATAAACTGCCCCGTGCGCTCACCCAAAACGCTTTGCAGATACTTTTTTGTACTGTCCTGTGCAAGATATGTACTCATTGCCAATTGCTTTTCTGCCATTTATTATTCCTCCATTTAAAGTGTATCGTTTAAAATAACTTCTTCGTCTTTGAGGATAAGGATTCCGTGGCCATAATAGCCATTGTGAGCGTTATAAACGGCAAGCTGAAATGTTCCTTTATCCGTAACAAAGTCCACAAACTGAATTCCGCCCTCGTCAAAACCATAGGGCGCGGATTCTTCAACCGCTTTTTGATTTAAAGCCATGTCGGTAAGCCTTACCTCTTGAAGTTCTGCGCCGACGAATGGGGCCGAATCATCTTCGGAAGAAAAATAGCCCCAATCTTCGCAACACGATTGCCCGTTGTCAATGAGCACATAAAACGTATGCAGATCGGTAGTTACCTTAAAGCCGTCCATTCCTCCAAATCCGCCCAAAGAAGAAAGCATAGATGCCACGCCAAGCCTTGCGCCACCTTGACCATTCAAATGACCCGCTCCGTGAAGCTCAACGTTGGTTATTTCTAAAATTTCTTTGATTTTTCCTAACATATTTCTTCTCCTTATCTCACCGACAATATTTTTTCTTGCTCAAATGCTATGCCCGGAATTTCAAGCCCCGGATTCAGCTTGTGCAAGGCTAAAATCGCTTTTTCGTCCACGGTTCGGATACAAAATCCGTTGATGTACGCCGGGACTTTCGCATCGTCCACAATCTTCACGACGGTCTTGCTTCGAGTAGATACACCTTTTACAGACGGCTTCACAACTTCAACTTTAGTCGTAATCTGCGATACCATATCAGCTTGTGCCATAGCCATTTCAGCCGCCATAGAATCGCCCTGCTGTTCTGCCTGTGCCGCTTGTTCGAGAAGTTTATCCGCTTCGGCCTGTTTTGCCTTTTCCGCTTCTGCCTCTGCGGCTTTGCGCTGGGCTTCAAGCTGCTGTGTGTAGACCAACATTTTCCCCTTGATAATCTTTTCAGCCTTGTCGCAAGGGTCTGTACAAGCCTTTTCGTTTGCTACTACGGCTTTGTGCGCCGCATCGGTAGCCTTTTTTGATGGAGCGAAAAAGTCAATAAACTTCTGCTTTGATGCTTTAATGGTTTGTAAAATCGTTGCAGCATTTTCATACTGTTCATTCGTAGTAATCTGTACCGCTTCGGCCTGCTGCTCAACGGTTAAGGCTTCTTGCTTAACGGTAGATTCCGTAAGTTCGTTCATATAACCTCCCAATAATAATCTTTATACGGTTTCTTGTTTTTGATATGGTAAATAATCGTTGTATTGCTACTCCCAACAAATTCAGCGGCTGATTTTATTGAATCAAAAGTTTTTAAAAGATTTCCGCTTAAGTCATAGCAACTAACCTTTCTTTGATTTGGAGGATAGTACGGTAATATATATGGTTCTGGATTTTCACCCGCATACCTCCACATAAATTCACCGCATTTTCCCTTTCCAGATTTACAACATCTACATATTCGAGAAGATGCGCAGTCAAAGTTTCTAACCACTTCGGACTGTGATGGAAAAACCTTGACTAGTTTCCCAGACAATGTGTATTGTGCAACCGCTTTGCTGCTCGAACCATTTATATTACGTTCTGCCAGCCTTTCGGTGATATGGCTCCAAGTTATGTTTTCTTTCCTTGTACACCACTCGAGATTGTAAATGCTGTTGTTACCTTTGTTCTCGTCTTTGTGGTTGACTTCGGGTTTATCTTCTGGATTATCAACAAATGATTCCATGACCATCCTGTGTATCTTCTTAGAAAGCGTTTTGTAGCTGTTTGGATGTAGGCTTACTTGCAGATATCCCTTGTTGTTGCAGTGGGCTGGGACTAATTTTTTCTTAACAAGGTCAACAACTCTACCGCTCGTACTTATCCAAAATCGTTTGTTGAATCCGTCAATGAAAGTCCACCATTCTTCGTCCATTCAAATCACCATCATTCATTAAAATTGCGAATCTGCATACACGCCATAAATACCGGAAAGTTTTCTTTGATATCGTGAATAATGTATTTTCCGTCGTTAAAGGTCTGTAGCACTTTCGTAGCGGCTATTTTAATTTCAGGGTAATAACTTTCAAGTCCATTGTGATAAGCGGACAGTTGAACCCCCCACATGCCTTTATGTGCTTGCGCTGTAGTTTTCAAATCCATCAGCACAATCCCGTTCGGAGTATCCATCAACAAATCCGCCGTTCCAGCGTAAAAGAAAGCCTTGTGATAGAACCGGTATTCCGAATGAATTGGTTTCCAATCTGGATGATCTTCAAGGGATTTTAAGAATCCATCAAAGTACCCCGAACAATCCTCGTCAACATTTCGGAATCCGTACTTCAAATATTGCTCAGCGGCCCGATGCAACCTTGTTCCTCTGTCGGCTGCGGTGTCGAGCGTGAAAGAAGATATATCGCCGTAAACCTTTCTCTCCAACGGCTCCATGATCTGTGTCACGCTCGGCAGAATAATGTCTGCGCATCCCTCGCGCAGTAGGGTGTAGGTATGAGATTCTTCCTCGAAAAGTAACTGCGGCTCAGTCATGGAGCAACGCCTTTTCTGCCTCTTCTTTGATTAGAAAGGCGATTTTCCCGATGTCATCATCCCAAAAAGCCCTTGAAGCCGTTGCAAATATAACGTGCTCTTGGTTTATTGTTATCAGAGCTATTTTCTGTTGCTGAATAAACTCAACCCACTTACCCTCAACAGAAGAATAACCCCTAACTTTGAAATACAGCGTATCGCCTACCTTGCATGGCAACTTAATCAGCAAGCCTTGTTCCTCAGAATCTTCATAATCAGCAAGCTTGCTTTTAATGTCCCATTGATAGACCTTGTCATGATATTCAATCCCGTATGGCGTTCTGTAAGTCAGACGTTTCATTTCAGGCATACCCGGTCACCATCCTTTTCAAGAATTCCCATGTCTAAGCCCCATTGCGTGAGCCTGTCAAAACCCGCCGTATTGTCACCGCCTGTGGTCTGGTACTTTTCCAACTCATGATTGACTTCTTCCAGCCCTTCGTAAAGCTTGCTTAATCGACCGATTCCGAACCCGTATTTATGGTTTAAAACCCAACACATCATGAGGAAGAATTTAAATAGTTCTTCTGACGATTCCTGCTGCTTGCGCCGTGCCGCTGCGTTACATTTCACCGCTTACACCCCTTTGGAACGAATTTTGGACAATCCGTTTTTGCCTTATTAAATCCGCAAGCAGCACTCCATTTACAGCCTTTGCATGGAGTAAATGAGGAAAACACACGAATTCCATCCCAATAATTAGGTCCATAGGATTTGTAATTACACTTCATTTAATTGGCCCTCCGTGATGGACATTGGAATTCATGGGCGGCATACCCCTACAGATAAGCCTTTCCCTGTATTCCAAATCGTCGTTATCGTCTTTGCCGTCGTCTATCTCCGCGACCGTTTCAAAGTCCCGCATGCAGCTTGAGCAGTAGCTTTCGTCGGTGTCTGAAATATGGAAATATGTATCGCCCTCGCAGATATCTTCGCCGCAAGCCGTACATTCGGCTACTTTCTGCGCAATGTTGTCTGGAGGTTCACTACCGTTTAAGAAGCGGTTGAACATTGCCTTGCTCTCCTCCCGACATCAGAATCATTTCTTTTAACTGCGTATTCTCGGCTGATTCCTCCACGTATTTGTTGTACCAATAATCAGTGTTGTTCTCAGCGGTTTCTAACTTCTCGCTAAGAGCAACAACCTCAGCGGAAAGCATAGAAATCAGTTTGTGAAGGTCTTTCTCAACCATTTTTCTCAGCTCCTTTTAAAAGCTTGATGTGCTTATCCATATCCAAAATCTGCTCGTTAAGATTAGCAAGTGCGCTGTTGTAACTCCATCTGACTTTCTGCTTTAACTCTAAGGGCAGAAATTGAGCGCCTTCGGTTTTGGAAAGCACCGCGCATCTTTCAATTTCGAGGGCAGACCGCTTTTTAACGAGCCTGCCCCTTTCTTCTTTAATGCTCTCAATCAAGCACCCGTTCATGGTTAATCACCCATGATGAATGACGGAATCGGCTTATGTAAGACCTTGCAGAGGGCAACACACTTGCCAATCCATTCGTTGGATTCGTCGGTGTCGGAGCATTTTGAACCAGCGCGTTCCGTTTTGTCGGACATAAAAGCGCCGTAATAAGGAGATTCTTTCTGCTCAATTATTCCAAAGTGACAATCGTCCCCACCAGTAACGTAGGCATAGAATCCAGAGCAATCATCAGAGCTCGGAACTACGTGAGAAAACAAAACATACTTTCTTTTCTCCGCCAACTCTCTGATGGTGTCAAGAACAACGGCTTTGGCTCTCTCAATTTCCTCGGGTGTCCAGATGTGCTTGCCGTTAATCTGAATGTTGCCTTTCTGTTCAGGCTTGTAACCTTCGAGGACGACATATTCGTGGTCAGCAAGCGTACCGTATTTCGCGCCTAATTCAGCTTGAATTCCACAACTCCCAACGAAAGTGCATTTCAAAATGTCCCCGTTTGAGTAGTTGTAATCTCTGGTTACCGAGGCATCAATCACCTTTATGTATTCCCCCACCCTCGCTTTACGTTTGACTTCCCTAACGCCGCCAGTTTTCTTCTCGTCGAAAGCCTTGATTGCTTTGCCGATTTCTTTTCCCGTGAGAAGGGTGAGGGAATCGTCAAACGGGCTGTCTACGCCAAAATCTGAAATTTTAAGTTCATTTCCTCTGATGGTTCGATACTTGCAATGCTCAAACCCACGCTCGTTGATATAGACATTCGTAATCCTGATGATGTTTTCCGATTCAGCTTCTTGGCCCGGGCAAATCCCAACCTTGTAAATCTGCCCGACCGAGAATTTAGAAAGCAGTTTCAAACACTTGACCTCGACGGTTTGAACGCGGCCATCATCAAAATTCACACTTGCAGAGGTTCCGTAATTTCGACTCTCGTAAATTCTGTAAATCGTCCCTTTTCCGCCAACCGGTTCACTCGTCCATATAGCTCCTTTTTGGAAATAGCAAACTCTGTCCCCAGCTTTAAATTTAGGCATTGACTTCTCCTTTTCTCCCGCTTATAATACGGGTATCAGATATTTCTTTTGCGCCGTGAGACTGCTCCAACAGTCTTGCGGCTTTTCTCTTTCTTGCCACTTCGTCCTTGTGGCGTTGGTACCAATTCCGTTGCATTGCTTTGCATTTTTCAAGGTTGTTTTTGCGATAGTCCCGGCTCCGCTGAATGGCTTGCTGATGAAGTTCTTCACTTGCCAACACCTTCCCGCGCTGTCTTAAATAAGCGCCGTGTGATTCTGCTTTCGGAAGGTATTGGTCAATGTCTTCGTCAACCGGGATAACTTCGGTTTCAATAATCGCGTCTGCCAGCCTTAATTCTGCGCGCCACCTTGCTTCTGCTTCGGGTGTCATAGGTACTCTGAGCATCCATTACCACCCCCGTAACCGCTTGCTGTGCTGATGTTTAAGAATCCTGTTGCTTAAGGTAACTTCCCGTTCATTCAAGCCGCGCTCCAAGTCTTTTTGCTTGTTGATTTCTTTGACATCGAAATCGTGCTTTTCCTTCCAGTCTGCGTATTTATTTGGACATGAGCCGTCGAATTTGCAGAAGGGCGATCTTCCGGTATCCTTCGTACAATTGTAGCAAGGGCAGGAATGGTCAGTCGGAAACACTTGCGTCTTGAACATGCACAGCGCCCCTTTCGCGGATAAGATAAGCGGCATAGAGAAGAAGTAAGGGAATCAGAACGTCGCCATGCAACGGAGCATTAAAGTTAGCTGAAACTCCAACTACGAAAGCTGCGTACCCCAAAATCACGAGCCAAGACCGTTTTATGTAGGATTTCATTTTCCGGTGTCCTCACTTTCCAGATAGGCAGCAGCATCAAATCTATCTGTGATCTGTGGGAGTATTCCTTTTGGAATTCCGTTTCCCTTGATTTCGTCTTTATCCCACGCGGTAATCCTGTCATCAAAATTGTTGGGTTTAAATATTGGCTTTCCCGCCTTAACATACAGCCGCATCAAAGCTTTTTCATCCTCACTAAATTGCGGATGACGGATAATCTTCTCGGGGTGGTTGATTGCCTCCTGCAAAGAATCAGCGGCATTTCGCCCGAACTCGGAAGCGCGATCTTTAATAAGAACAACTCCGCTCGGCTCCACGTGAAGTTTTGAATGGCAATATCCCTCAACCTCAAATTCTTCTCCAATTTTCATTGGGTTATCTTCACCGCCGAGTACATAGCAGATGCGGGGTAAATCAGCTTTACAAAGGTCGGAGAATTCAATGAGCGTGTGGCCATAGAGGATTGCGCTGTCTCCAAAAGAAATCTCATTATTCTCGAAAAAGAATGTGGTTTTTTCTCCGTATCTTGAGAATTTATAACAGACATAGTCAGTCGCCCGTGCTCCAGTGCACCATCTTATCCCGTGTTCTTCACACTCACGCAGGAACGCATCTGCCTCCCTCTCCGTCTTGCAATGGATTGCGGTTTTGTCCTTAACCTTCGACCAATCAAACATGCTTCTTCCCTCTTTTCTTCTTAGCTGGCTTCTCAAAGTACGATTGACATTCAAAAGCGGTTTTTAAGTTGACAACGGTTCCGGTCGGCTCGTTCTGATCGTCCAACTGCTCGTAGACATCTCCGCGAATGTGCCGCATCTGAACCGGCTCCTGTTTCCAGTTGTAAACAGTTATTACTTCACCCATTTTGATTCCTCCTTTAAAATTTCATTGTTTTGGCATATTCAAGGCCAACGTGCAAGAATCCGCAAGCGCCGAGGTAGCTTAACCCCATAGGCAATCTTCCGCGATTCACCTTGCAGATATGGTTCGTTGCACTTTCCTGAGTCCAGCCGGATTTCTTTGCAACTTCTTTTCGTGGGCTAAATCTGGTCATTATGAAATTCCCTCCTTAGTGGATTTCTGCAAGACAAGCAAGAACTTCGATATTTCCCGCCGCAATCAGCCGTTCCCTAATGGTTCCCATGCGATTTCCGGTAGCGTTTTTCCCACTGCCGGTGCAGACATAAACCACTTCCTCCGCGAACGGGTCTTTTTTCTGATTACTGATAACTGAATTTTTCATGATTTGCTTTCTCCTTTTCTAAATTTTGATTTTGTGCCTCTTGCTCTGCTACGGTCAAAATCCCTAAGATGTTTTCAAAAGGCAGATATCCGAGCGCAAGAAGCTGAGTCATTAATACGCCGAGCATTGCTGCGAGTTCGTCCGGGTCATTCGCATTGATGTCACAGATCACCGAGTCGCTTGTGTTGTAATACTCCAAATTGATCGTTGCTTTGTTTCCGGGTATCGTTGGAAATTGGAGCGTTTTCATAACGAGATCACCGCCGCAATCAGAACCCCCGCGACGACTTGAAGCGCGCAGAGCTTTCCGCTCTTTTTCTTTGTGTCTAAGGCCAGCAAAACCGAGAGTGCTATGATACTAACCGAAAGAATCTGATTTAGCATTCGTATCCCTCCTTTGCAAGCCTATAGGCGTTGATTAAGTTTCCAAGATACCAGGTGTCCCCTCCGACACATACAAGCCTCATGGCCTCGTCAGCAATGAATCCCTTGATCTGTTCGAGTAGCGGGGTTTCTTCGGCAACTTCACCGATGGGATAGTATAGAATTGATTGACCGTTCATAGAGACACGCTCCTAAATTAATTTTGGGATGCCCTTTGAACGTCCTGCTGCTTTATGTATCCTTCGTTTTTGAAAGTCTTACAATCCAGAGCGCGATGCTGTCGACAGGAATCGTGAACGTGTGCCCGTCACAGTATCCGGGAAATTCTCTCCTACGGATTTTTTCAGCGACATACATCGGGTTTTTCCCTAAATATTTTCCAAACTCCTTTGCGTTTAGAGAATCTTTCCCAAACCGTTCGCGGAGTTGGTTTCCCAAGTCTTTTACTAAGTCCTTGTCTTCAAGGGTCAATTTTTTCCCTCCTTGCTTTCTAAATTTGGTGTTTTCTTAAAAAAGTATAAATTTCCACCTTCTTTTTAAAGAAATCTCTTGACAACGGTTGGAAAATATTCTATTATACATACATAGCGTAATGCTCAAGGACAATTAAGAGGTAGGATTCTTAATCGTCTCATGTAGAACAATGGAATATTTTCATATTTTGTTTGCCTTAACTATATGATATACGACTACAGTCGATTTGTCAATAGCAAAATTGATTATATTCCGAAATATTTTTAAGTATTGGAGTGTAATCTATGACTTTAGTCCAGAAGATTAAAATGCTCTGCGATTTAGAGGGTACGACCTTTGCTGCTTTGGAGCGGGAATTAGATTTTGGGAGCGGTTCAATACGGAAATGGGACAACGCTGTTCCTTCCGGGGACAGGCTGGCGAAAGTGGCCAAACGCTTCAGAGTTAGCACGGATTATCTTTTAGGACTTGAAGATGACAATAGCAATGTGTCTGATGGAGCCTTTTTTCGCTTAAAAAAAGGTTTGGAACCCCTTGGACTGAGTGAAGAAGATGCCGACTATCTTATCAATGCATATAAACTACACAAGGAATTTAATAAAAAAGGGGATAAGTGATCTTGGAAAATTGCAAGCAGGAGTTGTATAGGTTTGTCGATTGGATGCATGACCCTCTTAATCTCGAAATCAATTGTTTTCCGGTGGATACCCTTTCTGTCTGTAAATCCCTTCCTAAAACAAAAATGCTGTATCATGAATTCGATACTGCTGGATTATGTGCTTCCTCGATTTTGGGTGACGAATTGGATTTGATTATCCTAAATTCAGCCCGTTCCCAATTAGAGCAAAATTTTGACTGTGGACATGAAATCGTCCACAAATATAAGCACAGAGGAATTGGACAAGACGTGTTTTCTTGTGTTGCTGTGAAGAATAATTACAACGAGAGTTCGGGATTCTTCGAGTGGGAAGCCAACGAAGGTTCTGCCGAGTTATTGGTTCCTTATTATTCCATTCTTCCAGAAATCAAAAAAGCTTATCCTTTTCTGAATAAATCGAAAGACTTCATTCAATTCAAAAGGGATATGTCGGACAAGTATGGTGTCACCCCGTCTGTTATCGAAATTCGATTCGAAAGCTTGAAATATGAAATTCAGCAACATATCGAAGGAATCCCCATTAAGAACATAAAATTGCTAACTAAAAAACAGCAGCACAACCAACATATCTATTTAGAATCTCTGAATGATAAACAGTATAAAAAGATGATGGCTGAGCGTCATCAGTTCCCGCTTTATATGTCTAATATTGATGTCATAAAATAAACCGCTCTCCGATCTTCAACATGGAAAGCGGTAAAAAAATAATTTACAAACAAACATTTGTTTGGATAAGGAGGGTAAACTTTGGCAAAGAGAAAGAAAAAAACGACACATTCCAGTGGAATGTATCGCAAAAGAATCACTATTGGTCATGATGAAAACGGCAAGCCGATTATTAAAGCTGTATACGCAAACAGTATTGAGGAAATGGAAAACAAGATTGCACAACTCCGCATAGACAGAAATATGGGCGTAGTCGTAACGAATGACAAAAGCACTTGGGAGTATTGGGCGAATGCATGGTCTAAACTGTCCTATCCGAAAATGGGAAAGACTACAAAGGATATGTATCGCGCTGCCATATCCCATTTATCTTCGCTGAACGGAAGAAAGATTAGCCAGCTATCCCCTATTGATTTGCAAGAAGTTACCTCAAAAATGTATATCGACGGTTATTCAAAGCGCACAATCAAGTCTGTTATATCTGCGGCTCGTCAAGTAAGCAAGCTTGCAAAGAAAAATCATGCTTGCGCTCAACTAATTTCAGAAGACGTGAGTCCCGAAAAAAGCGCTCCGGTTAAAGATATTACATCCATTACGCCAGCCGAAGAAGAATTGATTTGGAACGTCAAGCCGCTTTCAGAAGACAATAAAATGGATAAGGCAAGAGCCAAACGGCTTCCATTAATAAGAATGTTTGCTCTCATGCAATTATCGTGCGGATTGCGGAGAGAAGAAGCGGCTGCTTTAGAATGGAGGGGCAATATCGATTTTGAGAGCCAAAATGTAATTATCGATCACGCCTATTCGTTTGCGGAGAACGATACCAAAGAGCCTAAATCAAAATCCGGGTTTCGCAAGATACCGATTCCCAAAAGATATCTTGATGAATTAAAAAAATGGAAGGAAATAAACGGCAATACTTTTCTTGGTTCCAAATATGTGTTCCCCGGTAATAACGGCATAATGACCTCTGGACAGTTCCGCCGTTTGTGGGATATTTTAATTGATGCGATTAATGGAGTCACCGTTAGTCAACGAATTTCAGCAAAACGGAAGAAAAAGGGAATCAAGAGAGAAATCATTTTAGCGCATGATTTCAATTCTCACCAGTTACGCCATACTTATTCCACCAACTGTATTGCAGCAGGAATAGATATTAGAACTGTTCAATATCTCATGGGACACGCAACAGCCAAAATGACATTAGACTATGCCGACCTCTCCCCGTCTGCTCTGGAAGAAACAAGAAAGATTTTAAATCGGAGCAGTTTGGAATCCAGCAATGAAACAACGGCCTGAATTCATGTCCATTTTTTGTCCACTGTCCTTTCAGTGTCCACGGCTGAATTTGATTGAAATCTATTATCCTATATTTAATTAGATTGTATTCTAATGTTGAAACATGCATAAAAGCGAAGAAAACCCGCATGGAATCTGATTTTCTCAGTAACCATGCGGGTTATTTTTTGGTGAACCATCGGGGATTCGAACCCCGGACACCTTGATTAAAAGTCAAGTGCTCTACCGACTGAGCTAATGATTCATAAACAGCTTGTATATTATATCAGCTTTGGAAGCTAATGTCAATAACAAATGCCTGTCCGCGTACAACGCCCGCAGACAGGCCCTATTGG